AATAACAGAAAGTGTTGTGCTGCCGTTATACGTCAGCGCACTACCAGATGTCGCTACCTTAGAACCATTGAGGAAGAGAACTCCGTTAGCGGTTCCCCCCGAGAGGGTCAAAGCATTCAGCGTGACGTTTGTAGCAGAGTCATACCAGACTGACCTACCAGCAGGGTAGGTGACAAAGACATCCTTTGTCCCGGCGGAGAAGTTGACCGCCGAGCCTCCGTTAGAGGAGGACAGGATTGTGTCTCTGGAAAGAGTTGTCCCTGAAGACGTATACGTCCCAATCCCCACCTCCCACTCATTACCTCCCTGAAGGTAAATGGTGTAGTACGTGGTGTTCCCATTCCCAATTGCTGAGAATGACTGATAGCCGGTGACCGCACCGGCTAGGGTGATTGTTCCAGTTCCCGTCGTGGTGGACGTTTCACGTACACGGTCTTTTACAAGCAATGCCATATTTCACCTACATTGTTTGAATGTCTATCCACGTCGCGGTCTGAGCATTATCTACCGGAGTCCACAGGTACCGCCCGCTTATGATATCCGCCCCTGTCACTGATTCCAAGACAGACGCATTAAACGTAACCGCCCCGGATGCTGTCTCCGCCCCCGTCGCGCTTTCAAGAATTAGCCCGGGGTAAAGGAGTACGGTAGAAGTGAGGTCTGAGCCGGTGGCGGCTTCAATAACTGAAGACGGAAACTCAACCAGCGAAGATACTTGATCGGTCCCGGTAGCGAGTTCCAAGACGGAAGCAAAGACGGCAAACGTCCCGCTAACCGTATCGGTCCCGGTGGCAAGCTCAGCAACTGAACTAAGAAACGTGACAATCGTGGATACTGAGTCGGATCCCGTCGCGCTCTCAGCAATAGAAGAGGAATACGGCGTCCCGCTATTTGTGGAAAACGGTACCTCGGAGAAGCTCCCCGATGAGAAGGCCATCGATCATGCCTCTATCAGTTCGTCTTCGCGAAACCAGCGTTCTACCGACTCACCGTTAACACTCCACGACAACAGGCACCACACCACACCATCTTCATCCATCCGGAACGCTTTTACCGGCCCCGACGGCACGACTGCGTTAACCTTAACCTGCTGGCCTTTTGTAAACTTCGTAGCCATGGCTACTCCTTACGCCGCGTCAAGGCTGAATTGGTAGGTGACTTGGAGCGTATCGCCCGACACCATAGCGCGATCCCCCGGAGACTGAAAGTCCGCCGCAGAGAACAACACCCCGGACGTTCCACCCTTTGTGTTATTGGAGATCAGAAACGCGCCCCCAACCGTAACGGTGGCGTTAATGCTGAACGTAGCCGTGGAGGCTGCATTGGTGACCACGGACGGGTCCGCAAGAGACGGCGTAGCAAACACCGCCGTGGGGCGGTTGGCTTGCGAGTAATCCGTCACCTCAGTCCAGCCTGCGTGGGATGCAGCAGTATCTCCCGCAACCGGATTATTAGAGGACGCAGCCCCGTAAATGCCGATGTACCACGTGGCGGTGTAGCTGGAGCCCAAGAAATACTTGGAGTTCATGTCCTGAAGACCTTGGTTCACTACCAAGTTGGGAGTCTTGGACTCCCACTTCAGATTACCCTTGCTGTCATAGCACTGGGCTATAAAGATACCGCCGGCCTTAACTTTCTCGTGCATGATGGCCTCTTAATTGGAAGAACGAATGATCGCCGACGTTGCAGTGTTGGCGGGAATATTTACCGTAAACGTATTAGCGCAGGTTTTATCCGACCCGAAGTCAAGGACTGCAATGGATCGGTTGGCTTTACTCGAGTTGTACAGCAGCGCACACCGGGCTGTGAATGCCGAAGATGTCCACACCACATTATTGAATGTCACATACGCCGTATAACCGCTGCTACTGATAGTAGCCCCGGTTACGATTTCCCCGCCCGCTGAATACCCCGTTCCAGTGATCTCATTGGATGTGGTGTAGACAGTCGTGGCTTCCGTGAGATCCGCAAAAGAGGTGTACAGGGCAAGCTTTAAGGTATCCGTCGTGAGGTCGTGGATAGCCTGATATAGCTCTGCCTTGAAACTCGTAGTCTGTGTCTGGACGATCATTTAACCGCATTCCTTACCTGCCCGCTACGGTAGGCATCACCACGCTGCTTGCCATCTCCAAGATTCTTCAGAAGCACCAGCGATTGCGTGTACAGGTTAGTGTAAAGATCGATCTGTTCTTTCTCTGCCTTCATAAAGCGCGCCGCTTCAACAACGGTTGCGTTGAGCAGGGTGGAATCAAAATTATCCCCCAGCCAAGTCGTGCCGGTGGCATTGGCCACTGCATTGACGGGGATGCTGAACCCGGCTCCGGTCCCGCCTACATTTTCCGCCGCCACAGAAAGAGTGTTCCCCACGGCGTAAAAGACGCCGGGATTTTGAAGCGTCACTGAGGTCACCGCTCCACCGGAGACGACAATTCTCGCGGTCGCTCCTGAGCCAGAACCGCCTGTAAGGGCGACGCCGAAGTACGTCCCATTTGTGTACGCAGACCCGGCAGTGATAGCACCTAGAGTAGTGATGGCACCCTGAACAATTGACTCAGGGTAGTAGTAATAGTGAAGCTCGACGTAATACGCCTGATCCGGGGTTGGCCCCAAGATAAAAGACAGCTCAGTCGCAAGATTGTACTGTGGGCCAAAGATGGCGTAGTACTTGGGCGCGCCAGTTGAATTGGGCGGCGGGTAAGCTTCACGAATGAAGTTAACGTCTTTGTTAATCAGATACGTATACGTTCCGGTGTTGATGTCTCCGCCTACTACGCCGGTAATCAGGGCAAGTGAGTACACCGAGAGAAAATCCTCGGGAGCGGAGAGGTACTGATTATCTTCACTTAGTTGCGCGTACTGATTCTTTCTGAGATTGGCGATCTGAACGCTGTTATAGATGATCTGCTCGGCCTGACGGACGAACATCGCCATCTGGGCATCGGTGAATGTGTTCTCAACGATGTCCGCAACATTACTGGCCAGTTCAGTGTACTGCATAGCTTACGCCATCGGCCCTCGCGCCATTACACCTTTAGTTGCCGCGCCAGTACCACGGATCTTGATACCGGAAGTTTTTGCACCGGTCTCAGGTTCACCCGTGCTCTTGATATCAACCCCTTTGGGGTTCTTAGCCTGCGGAATCGGCTTTGCCTTCATAGTCGGCTTCATTATCGCCCCCGGCCCGATTTACGCTGGTTCATGACTTTTGCCATGCCGCGTCCAAGTTCTTTCATCTGAAGATTAGTTTTGCCACCCTTGGCAAACGTAGGCGTCTTGCCGGGATGCATGGCCTTCTCGTGCTTGCGCACTGCTGCTTTACCTTCCATGATGACTCCTAGGTCGTCGTTACCGTAACTGTACCAACAGATGTGATTGCCACCAAGTAGTTTGGTGTCAGCCCCGCGTCATTAGCGCTTGCGCCACCAACAGGATTCCAGCCCCACTGAATGTCACGAGAGCCCCCCGTCAGGTTGCCTGCTGGGTTTACACCTGCAGTGACATACGTCGTATCTCGCCTTGGGTTACGCAGGGCCTGTGGGTCGTCCACAGGGTACATACCCAACTGAAGCTGCGGATGATCGGGGTCCCAACATTCTTTACAGACGAGAACATTAACAGGCTTAGTCTTGACAATCAGAGTCCGAAGGTCGCGCAGTTTGAAGCGAAAACCGCATCGATCGCACATGGCGATCGCGATCTTCCCACTGGCAAACCGATTGCCCATTACATCGTCCCGCCGATGAAGGCCCGTCGCGGTACAAGCCGCACAGCAGCTTTCTCGCGGTCTTCGCCAGCGGCCAAACTAAACTGCTCGTCGTAAGCCTCTTTCAGCATCGGCACGCGCGTAGCAAGCTCTGGAACTTTCATAGCAATATGGTATGCGAGCCCTGCTGCAACACACGGCAAGAAGCGAAAGTTCATATCCCCTGTCTCAACCCCATGCCCCGCATCTTGTACGCGGCGAAGTCGCCAATAGACGAATTGATACGTTTGAGAATTATCGGGGGTAGGCCAGACGGTAACGGCGGGGAGATTTGGGTTGTAGACCGTAGCTCCGGTTGTATGCGACGCCGCTGTGGTTCCGTTCTGCCCACGGAAGACGCCACCTAAAACGTTGCCGTCAAAGTAGCCGTAATAGATGTCTTCAGAGCCGACCCGGATGTACCCAGCGGTGGGAAGCCCTGCAGTGGAGGAGAGCGTGATGGTGGTTGTGTTTGAAGAGTTGATCGTCCCGTCCAGCGTCGCGCCCGTGGGCGATACCTGCCCAGACAACCGTTGAATCCAGACTTGAATGGGGCGCCCCGGAGCGAGCTTATTGGGGATCGTAGCGTAGGTAGAAACGCTGATTCGAGTGATGTTCAGATCCGCCTGCGTTGAGGCCGCATTAGCCCCCGTGCGGATGACATGGTCAAGAAGATCGATAGTGTCGAGGGGGAGCGCGTAGGTGTTGAGGTTGGGAGTTAGCGTAATTGTCCCTTGCTCAAACGTCCACATATTGATGCCACGATTCTGCCACTCGATGGTCATTAAGTTCATGGACCTTCTTGCAGTACGAAGGTCATAGCCTGAACGCATCTCTCGGCCAGCGCGTTCCCACGCTTCTTCAGCGATCTCGGTAAATTCAAGATCAAACGCGGTGGTGCCGGTGGTAGTCATCTGAATCCCGCTGTTTTCTTAGCTATGCCTTTAGGCTG